ACTCCAGGCTGAGGCATCTCCATCTGTGGACGCTGATAAGCCGGAGCTGGAGCGCTGTAGCTCTGCTCGTTAGCGGCAACTTCAGCAGCCAAGCGATCTTGCGCAGTCTCCTGTGGGTAAGGACCCTCAGCGCCGAAGAAGTCGTTGACGTATGCAGCCAACATGTCGGGGTTAGTCAACATGACGTGATACGCAGCGTTGTCCTCTGCTGCGGCATCAATTACTTGCTGAGCAGTAGTGAGATTGACGCTGAGCTGCTCGGCGACTTGCATGACTTCAGCGGTCTGCTGAGCCTGTGCAAGAAGGGCATCTTCTACGACGCAGGAGTACTGATTAAGGAGAGCTGGTGCTTCAGCGCCGAAGTGCTGAAGAACTTCAAGACTTTGATTGCTTACGCTTCCTAGATACTCGTCGCTCGCGACTGCGTTCTGCTCGTTGCTCCAGCTGGGCGCCTGTGTCTGTTGGGAATACGCCTGCGTTGCTTGGGGAATTGAGGTCTGGAGCCCCGAAACGGAAGGCGCCGCCTGATACTGGGGCGCTACCGAAGCCGGCCATGCCTGCTGCTGCGTAGGGGCTGCCTGAGGGGTCGGAGTTGAGTAAGCTGCCTGGGGTTGGGAGTTCTGCGTCCCGTTCAAGCTGGCGCTGAGACTCTCGAACGCCTGCTGCCATGGACTGGGAGCCGCTGCCTGGGGAGTCGCCTGCTGGTACGCCGCCGGCACCTGCTGCGGCACCGAAGGTGTCGGGTAAGAAGGTGGGGCGTTCTGGACCGGAGCTGATTGATAACCCTGCGTCGGCGCGGGCACGCTCGACGGGATCGAGGCTTGAGGGGTCGCCACCGCCTGTGTCGTCTGAATACTGTCCTGCATAAGTAAGTTCTCGCTTCAAGAAATCGAGCGCTCGATAGACATATGGCGTCAAGTCGAGTTTCGGGTCCGCAAGCATTGGAAGATCAGGTGCCTGCGGGTGTGGAACCTGACGCATGTTTTCGATCAGCGTCAGGAATGTGCCAATGCTTTGTTGCGTGGCTTGTGCCATCCTGAATGGATAGCCACTGAGCATTGCGCTTCTCTCTTCATCAGTTTTATCTGGGAAGAGGTAACGCAGAGCTTCGATGGAATTAACACCAAGCTCTTGTAAGTTACGAACAACAATACTTGAGTTAAGTATATCCTCTGTGCCATCTTCGAAGACTGGACCCTTCCATCTCCACTCGACCTTTCTGTCTCCATCGGGTATAAGTCCGACCACTCCTGGGGGGAGCGATCGACTCTGTACAGCCTCACCAATTGACTGCTCTAAAATTCCTTCATATTGCCGAAGGGCTTGTTCAAACTGTTCAACCGATTCAGAGAAGGTCTGATCGTCAGGAAAATCTTCTCTAATCGGTGCGGGCGGCCTTTCTAGTTCGATAGCAGCGGCAAACGATTCTCGAAAGATCTTTTCCTCGTTAAAGACAATAAGGCTAAATAGTTTGCACAGACCATAAGTCAGAAGGCCTCGGCAGCGGCGGCTCGCAGTAGTAGCGGCACGCCCGTAAAGGGATTTAATTTCGTAAGCCGTAGCGCCTGCCGTAATACCAAGCTCGTCTACACCGCCAAGAGCTGTACGAATTTCTTCTCGATATTGACGAGCATATAAGTTCTGATCGCCTGACACTGCATCAGGGGTGAGGTATACAGCTCTGTCGGTCGACTCAACATTGGCAATAATCCGTGGAACTTTCATCCCACCACCGGCACTGCCACCCATGGGAGAGCTGACTCGCGTCGAAGGTCGGTTTGCAGAATAGAAACCAGCCTGAGAGCTAATCGTGGGGCGAGCACCGTCCTGGTCTCCGCTTTCAACTAGGTCATGCTTTGGACGGCTGGATACAAGCGTGGGATTACCGAAGAAGTGAATATTAGTTCTGATGTTTTTAACCAGATCGTCATGCGTAACGATCTGCTCAGCTAGCCAATCGAATTCGCCGGTCGCGTCCATGCCCGTGGAACGCATGTTATTAAACGCCTCAACCGCTGGTACGAAGCCAAGGCTGTTCGTCAGAGTCCTTGTCTTGTTTACTGCAAAAGACAATGACTGAGCGCCAGCATCAAATGATGGCTTTTCCGTGGTGATCGTTTCCTTGATCTCATCTTTACGGACACGAAGCTTGACGTATCGCATTGACCCTGCTTGGTCACTTGTTGCGATGGGGGCATTCATAGACTCCCTCACCGTGAAGGAGTAAATCAGATCGACCTCTTCTAGCTGACCAACAGAGTCGTAGTAAGCCCGGTAGTTCTCCGAGCTGAACCACATAATGCGATACGTATCGCGAACGGGTCGAAAGTAAAAGAGTCCCTTGCCGTCAATCAGGAAGTCATCAACGATTCCTTCAAGGCGTGTATCAATCTCATTTTCGTCGATGAGTTGCAAAACAAATTGCTTTCTAAAGCCAAAGGTGTCTTGCGCTGGAAAGAACTCCAGTCCTTGCCTCAACATGAACAGCTTCATCTGCGACAGATGACTGTTCACGATCATCGTGTCTGTGTTGGATCCACCGTCTTTCTTCCTCGCTGCTTCGAGAATGCGACGGAAACGGTCTTGGCTGGCTGAGCTCATAGTTCTATTTTAGTTCCACTCGATCTGTGCACTTCCGCGTCGCATTAGGCCTTGTACCACGATATTCAATGAGTCGGCACAGTCGTCGTGAGGCGAGTGTCCGAAGTTAACGATCTCATCAACCATGCAGCTAAAATCCCTGTATTTATTGAAAATAATTTTCTTATGCTCGAACAATCCCATAATTCCGCGCAACCTAGCGAGCTTGTCCCCACGGAAACCTTTTACCGCGCTGATGGAGAGGTTATAAAGCTGCCAATCATTAAAGAGAATCCTCTTCATATCGCCCTCAAACGATTTTTGATAGGCGACGACTTCTGGGAAGATGATGACGGGTGACATCGACTTGAAGTATTGGCCTTCGTCGTTGACCTCTAGAAGATTCCACTCGACTAGCAACTCGCAGAGAGCCTCAATCTTGTCGATATTGCCCATCGACCTCATTCGCCTGTAATCGATGATGTAGACCTTGTCGCCAACTCTCCCCGCAAGGGTGAAGACAGTCCAGTCATTTCTCTCAGTCATTCCAGCCGAGAGGTCAATGCCTACCCCAATGCTGTCGTAGTCATCAGGCACTTCGCCTTTCACGAACAGCTCAGGGGAGATACCAAGCTCTTTCGAGCGGACCGGTTGGTTCAGATACTGATATGAAAAGGCGACACGATCATCCATCTGCAATTTCAGCAGATATTTGGCTGACCACATATCAGGCCAGTACGACTTTGGCCGTCCGTCATCGTCATAGTGCAACGCAGACTGGGTGATACATTTCCACCCTTTCTTCTCAGTAAAGATCGTTGCGAACAGATCATCGAAATGGAACCTCGTTCCCAACGCAATAGCTCGAGCACCCTGGAACATGGTTGGAACAATCACGTTTGTCCAGTTCGTTTCCATCTCACGCCGGATATCCGGGTTAGCAATACTCGCTGCGCTTTTGATTGCGTCATCCACCACGATCAGGCTTGATCGCTTGGAGGTGATCGTTCCCTTCAGGCCAGCACAGGCAACCGTAAATGCGTCTTCACCCCTAACGTCAATCTCTGCGAAATCCCAGTCGATACTCCAGAGTTCGTCCGAAGTTCGCATTTTTGATAGTCGTACACAGGGAAACACCTCCTGGTACTCCTTTGAGCAAATAAGATTCTTAATTGCTGCGCTTTTGTTTCTCGCAACGTCAACGTTGTATGAGACGTAAAGGATTCGCAGCAAGGTGCTTTGCATTGCGTGCCTTCCAATCAGCCAACCGAGCAGCAGGCCCAGGACCGTCGACTTGGCACTACCTCTTGGGCTCAACAAGCATGTATTGGGTCCAGCAATGTCTAGCAGGTGTTCATTGCTTTTACCGGTCAAGAAAACCTTGTGCCACTCGCGCATATGACGAGCAGGCTTCTTGCCCATTAATTCGCAGAAATAAGCAAAGTTATCCCTGGCCTTCATGATGTGATCGGGGACTTCCACCTCGACCTGTTTCCTCACGATTGCCTTAGCAGCCTGCTTTGCAGACCGCATCTTGGCTTGGGCGATTGAGCTTCCTGCCATGAAAACAATCTACCCAGTTTTCACTATTGGCCCCCTAGGGCAATCTCAAAGCAAGTATCAGAAAAAATTCAGCCCGTATTACTTCTCTTCGCTTAAATCAGACCAGATGGATTCGAAGGCTAGTTCCAATGCCGGTAGTAATTCGTCAGAGCTTTTGAAGATCATTCGCAGATCGCGCATGACTTTGTCAGCCCCGGACATGATCAAGCCTCTGCGATCAAGAGTCTTGGTCAACTTGTCCACATCCATGACATGACCGCGTAATTCTTTTGATAGGTGAGCAATCCTTGTCGCTGCCGCATCTGCCTTGATGAGGTCTGCTTGCACCTGTTGCCGCAAGAAGTCGATATCACCTTCTAGCTTGACAATCTCGGCAAGCATGATCTCACGTCGATTTAGCTTTGGATGTGTTTTCTTAATCCACTTATCTAAAGCAGGAAAGCTTCCCTCGTATCCGAGTACGCCCGCGTAGAGCCAAATTTCGTACACCGAATATGTATTCTCGGCATAGGCCAAGAACGCCTCGCGGTGCGTGTTGTCAAGGGCTACCAGAAAATCTTGGATCTGTTCTTCGTTTGTTCTAGGCATTAACCAAAGAATCGAGCGCCGAGAGAGCGAATTGCACCTCGAGCATCAGACCTCATATTGCGTTCTTCCTGATACCGCTTGCCAATATTCAAACGCTCTTCACCGCCTGCCGTTCGAATACTCTTGCGATCTTCGGAACCTTTGACGCCAAGATTTAATCGATCCTGGGTGCCTTGCGCTCCAATGTTCATGCGATCCTGAGAGCCTTGAGCTCCGATGTTCATACGCTGCTGGGTTCCAGTCTCTTGGATACCTAAACGCTGTTGAGCACCTTGCGCACCAATTAAGTCTTTGGCGATGCGCCCTTCGGCCCCCATTAACTTCATGGTATTTCCCGTCCTAAGGTTCTCCAACCCCTGCTGGAGTCCTGACATATGACTGGACATTGCAGTGTTGTACGACAGAGCCGTACCCATGTTCATCTGAGTGCGGAAGCCATCCGCAAACGATCCTGCAACTAACCCACCAATCGCTTCATTGTCTGAATATTTATTGCCAAGTTCTGCCAAGCCTCTTGCTCCTTGGTCGAAGGAGATTCCACCCATCGTGGAAGGAGTGTATGCGTATGAGCTCATATCTGACTCAAGAGAAAAGGATGGCGGCGCCTAACGCCAGTCTAGAAATAAGATCTTGAGTGTTCTGTGAACGCCGCAAGTCTCGATCAGCAGCATTTTCATTTTTTCCGTAAGCCAAGAACTTATCATTAGACCTTTCCCTTTCGCCGCTTAGATCCCTTAGAGCCCCAAAAGGAGTGCCTCCCAGCAAATCCTTAGTGTTCCTCGTGTAATTATCTAGCTGAGTATTTTTAGCATTAGTCCGAATATCTTGTTGAGCCCCATACGAAGCATTCGTTATATCGTTTTCCAGACCTTTAAGTTCTATGTCCGCAGTCCTGGCATTCCGCATCATATCAATCGCTTCCTGCGAATCAGGAATTACGGTTGCCGATAAAGGGCTTTCCTTCGAGCTTGCCAGTACAGTCGCCAGCCCTTTACTAAAACCTTCTAACGCTTTGTTTTGAGCTTCGGTCCGGTCTTT